TATTGTTTAATTATTATAAAACTATTGTATCTGCTTCTTCTTGTGTCAGAGCTTCCCCTGCTATAAGTTTAGCTTTAGCACTAGCTTTAAGATTTTCTTTTTCAGTTATTGCATTAGTTTCAGCAGTATTTAATTCAACTATTTTAGCTTGAATATCTGCATCACTAATTTCTACTGTACCATCTAACCATTCAATTACACCATTTGTAGTAGTGAATTGTGCGTTTGGATTAATTGATAATATTGCTTTTGATTTATCATTCATAATTATACTCCTGTTTCCATTGCTAATATATTAGATTGACCTACTTGGTCGTAATCTGCTGTTCCACCACCTTCATAATGTTCTGAAGTGTTAATATAAAATGTACCACCATTTTCTCTAACACCATATAATGTGTAAGTAACAGCACTTGTAGTGTTTGGATAATCTTGATAAACATCACTCATAACATTCATTTGGTCTATATTAGTTGGGTTTGCTCTATCTGCTAAATAAGCACCAGTTGTTGAACCACCATTTGGAGAACTTGGGTCTGCTGTTATTTGTGAAAAACTACCACTACCAATACGTCTAAACCAAGCAAATCTTGGGTAACTATCTCCAGTTACATTTGTTAATGTTCTTAAAAACAAAACAATTTTACTAGATGAAGATGTTGGTGTTATTGTTACAGTTAAAGGTGTTGCAACAAAACTGTTAGAGGTACTAGAAAATCTAGTTTGTGTTGTTGTAAATACAGTTTGTAATACTCCACCACCTGTACCGTATTCTGGTGCAGTTGCACCTGCGTTCATTTTAAGAACTTGACCTGCTGTACCTTTTGGAAGTCTTTGTAATCCACTTCCATCTCTATATAAAATGTCACCTTGAGTTGTTAATGTTGTGCCAACGTCAGTACCGTCTGTACCTTTTGTTGCCATTGGTTGAAAGTACGTAGTATTAGTTGGAAGGTTACCTGTACTTGCCAATATGCAAATGTAAGACGACCCATTGTACTCTGTAACGTCATCTATCGCATAGGCTGTACTTCCGTTATAATTCCCCTTCCAGTTGAATTTCAACGAACCGATATTTACTGTAGCCATTTATTATTTCTCCTTGTTATATTGTAGCTATTAAGTCGCCATTGCTGTCCATGCTAAAGGTAAAACCTGAAGCACTGTATAAGACATCACTAAACGTGGCGTAAGTTGCGTTTGTAATGTTATCTTGACCTTGATTAGTCGTGATATATCTTAATTTGTTTGGTCTTGGTGCAGGTGTATTAGCCTGTCCACCCATACCTGAGTGTGAAGTGCAGTAATAGTAAAGCGTTGGAGCTCCACTAGGTACTACAAATGTCACTTGTGTTGATGAATTTACAGTTACCCCTGTAGTATAAGCACTTGTATTCCCACTATCTGTTGAAAATCTAAATGGGTGTGCTGAAGGGTGTGTAAATACATAAGTATTTCCTTCTTGTAATTCTATTGTTTTCTGAGACACACCATCTATAACGTATTTACCGCCACTTTCTGTGACAGCTATGTGTATAGTTGATGGGTCATAGTATCTTTCAAAGCCATATACTTCTGCTGAAGAAGCATTACCTAGCTCCCAACCGTTACCTGCATCATTAACCTTAAATACTTGTCCTGATGAGATACCTGCTGTAGATAATTTAGCCGCAGTAACAGAGTTGTCATTAGGTTGTAGCTGAACACCACTACCTATGTGCAATATCCAGTCCATAACATCAGATGACGTTAGTGTTGCACCTGTAAATGTTATTTGACTGCCTGATACTGTAAAGTTACCAAACTGTACTACACCATTAATACTACAAATTACATTATTAGCTGATAGCGGTACAAAAGCTGTACCACCTTTAGTTATATTGTACGTTGTAGCACTTGATAATGTTATGTTGTCTAGCTTATCTAGTTGTTGTAAGTTGGATAACCCTGTTCCTATATAAGCCATTAGTGTCCTATATCACTATTGTATTAGCTTCATCTTCAGTTAATGGCTCTCCTGCAATTAACTTTGCTTTAGCACTAGCTTTTAGATTTTCTTTTTCTGCTTCAGCGTTTTGCAATTCTGTAATTTTTGCATTTATATCGCTTTCAGAAATTGGTGTTGTTCCATTATGCCAAACAATAGTTGAATAATCGTCATCATCTATTGTAAATTCAGCAGTAAGATTAATTTCCTTTATGGCTTTTGCTTTATCAATTATCATATTTTACTCCTTAAAATTCAATTACTGTCATTTGTGACATTGTGTTGTTATAGTTAATTCTAGCTGTATCACTTGAAGTTTCTACTCTGTACTTAACTTGATACTTTAATTCAGAAGTAGTATTAGGTGCGTCTATGTAAGTGACTGCGTATTGACCATATTGTGCAGTAGCACCATTTACTCTAACGTGAACCATATCTCCAGTTGAACTTGTTGCAAGATTTGTAGAAGCACCACCAGTTATTTCTTTAAACAAAGTCAAAGCACTAAAATAGTTTGACCTTTCGTTATACAAAGAACCAGTTGCAGTTATTAAAAACTTACTTGATGTTGAAGCAGGTGTTAAAGTCACTCTTGGTGCGTAGTTATCAGTAAATGCTGTTGATGAATGTCCCGTTGAACCATTTTGAGTATTTAAATGAGAAGATATAATTCCACCAGAACTTTCTGCCCAAATTGGATTTGCACCAGTACCTTGTGTTTTCAGAAAATGTCCTGAAGTACCTGCACCTAATCGCTGAAGTCCACTTCCATCTCTGTAAAGTATATCGCCTTGTGTTGTTATTGTAGTACCTACATCTGTACCATCTGTTCCTTTAGCCGCTAGTTTTGTCCAATAGGAAGCGTTGGACGTAGCGTTACCTGT